CCCGGGGCGGCGTGGGAGAGATCGCCATTCGGCCCATGAACCTGCTCATGCTCTACTGGGAGCCGGGCGTGGCAGATATCCAGGCCTCGCCCCACTTTTTCTCCCTGAGCATGGAGAACACCAAACAGCTGGAAAACCGCTGGCCCCAGCTGAAGGGCCACAGCGCCAGTGTGCTGGATGTGCCCCGTTTTCTCCACGACGGCGGGCTGGACACCACCGAAAAAAGCGTGGTGGTGGACTGGTACTACAAAAAGCCGGACGAGGCCGGACGCACCCTGCTCCACTACTGCAAGTTCTGCAACGGCGTGGTGCTCTATGCCAGCGAGAACGACCCGGCCCTTGCCGGGCGGGGCTTCTACGACCACGGGAAATATCCCTTCGTGTTCGACCCGCTGTTTATGGAAGAGGACAGCCCGGCGGGCTTTGGCTATATCGATGTGATGAAGGAATGCCAGACCGCCATCGACAGGATGAACCATGCCATGGATGAAAATGTCCTGCTGGCATCCAAGCAGCGGTATGTGCTCAGCGACACGGCGGGCGTGAACGAGGAGGAACTGGCGGATCTCAGCCGGGACATCGTCCATGTGGCCGGGCGGCTGGGAGACGAGAGTTTCCGCCCGTTGCAGACCGCCGGTTTGCAGGGAAACAGCCTGAGCTACCGCAACAGCCGCATTGAGGAGCTGAAGGAGATCAGCGGAAACCGGGATATGACCCAGGGCGGCACCGCAGGCGGCGTGACGGCGGCAAGTGCCATTGCGGCCCTGCAGGAGGCGGGCAGCAAGCTCTCCCGCGATATGCTCAAAAGTGCCTACCGGGCCTTTGCAAGGGAGTGCTACCTCATCATTGACCTGATGCGGCAGTTTTACGATGAGGAGCGGGTATTCCGTGTCATCGGGCCTGCCGGAGGCAGAGAGTTCGTGCCCTTTTCCGGGGCAGCGCTGCGTGCCCGCCCCATGGGGCAGATGGGCGGCGTGGAGCTGGGAAGCCGGGAACCGGTGTTCGATATCGTGGTGAGCGCCGAGAAGAAATCTACCTTCAGCCGCCTTTCCCAGAATGAAACGGCGAAGGAGTGCTACCAGCTGGGTTTCTTTGCACCCCAGAATGCCGACGCGGCCCTGGCGGCACTGGAGATGATGGACTTTGAGGGCATCGAAAAAGTGCGCCAGAGGGTGCGGCAGAACGGCACGCTGGCACAGAAGCTGACGGCGGCCCAGATGCAGATCGCGCAATTCCGCGAAAAATTGAGCGGTGCGGAGGAAAATCTGAGCACAAGAGCATTGGCGAAGAACCTTTCCGGCGCTTTGCGCCAGCTCTCCTAACAGGAGAGCCAGGTTCACGCTGCTGGCTTGCCTCCCCTATGAGGGGAGGTGGCACCGCAGGTGACGGAGAGGTTTTACATGAGAAGGAGGCAGAAATGATCAAGGTGAATTATACGGAATTGGACGGCCCTTACGGCCCGGCCATGCGTCTGGAGGCGGCGGGCCATGCAGGCTATGCCCCGGCAGGGCAGGATATCGTGTGCGCCGGTGTCAGCACCCTGATGCAGGCACTGGTCAGCCTGCTGGCGGGCGAGGAAAACGCCCACAGCGATGCTTTTGACGAGCCCGATGGCCCCCGCCTGACGGTGACTGCCGCCCGGCCCTGTACCGCATGGGTCGAGGGGGCCTTTGAGCTGGCCAAGGCGGGCTTTGCCCTGCTGGCCGAGCGCTACCCGGACAATGTACGCTTTGCCGACCGGAGTGCCCGGGGCAAGAAGGAGATGATGGACCTGCAGCTGTTTGCTGACGGCGGCGAAGCGGCTGCCCCTGCCCTGAGCGCGGCCCAGGAGCAGCAGGCTGTGGCATCGGGTACCCTGAAGCCCGGTGAAAAAGCGGACGCAAGGCAGGAGACGACCGCCCCGGAGGGGGAGAAGGAGGTGAAAGAGACCGAACCGGTCAAGGAGGAAGAAGGGCAGGAACATGAACCGCCCCGCCCTGCGCTGCCAAAACGTTTCCCGGGAAGCCAGGCTGTGGATGCCCTGCACCGGCGCTGGGCTGCGGAGGAGGCCATGATGCGCCGGGCGGTGCCGGAATTTTCCCTGCAAAAGGAGCTGGCAGACCCCGAGATGCGCCGCCTGATGCAGCTGCCCGGGATGCGGATGCTGGATGCCTACCGGCTGGCCCACTACGGGGATGCCATGCGCCAGACTGCCCGCACCGTGGAGCAGGGCGTGGTGGAGCGCATCCGCCAGCGCGGGGCGCGCCCTGCTGAAAACGGCACCCACCCCGGCAGCGCCGCCGTGACCGGTGCGGATGTGAACCGGATGACCCGCAGCCAGCGGGAAGCGCTGGAGCGTCAGGCGCTCCATGGTGCAAAGATCAGTTTTTGAGGGAAAACCCTCTCACCGCTTCGGTCTGGCTTTGCCAGCGCCTTGCGGAGCTCCCCCGAAGGGGGAGCTTGAAATCAATGAAAGAAAGGATAATGACTATGAACAACTTCAACATTCAGCTGTTTGCCGAAACTCCCCTGAACTCCACCACCACCATGACCCCGGAGATGAAGACCTTCTACGAGAAGCGCCTCATCGATCAGGCAGAGCCCCGGCTGGTGCATGACCAGTTTGCGGATTACTATCCTGTGCCCCAGAACGGCGGCAAGACCATCGAGTTCCGCAAGTACGACAGCCTGCCCAAGGCCTCCACTCCGCTGACCGAGGGCGTGACCCCGGACGGTCAGGCTCTGAACGTGACCACCATCACCAGCGACCTGCACCAGTACGGCGGCTGGACCCCGCTGACTGACGTGCTGCAGATGACCGCCATCGACAACAACGTGGTGCAGGCCACCCGTGTGCTGGCAAGCCAGGCGGGCCGCACCATGGACAGCATCACCCGTGATGTGCTGGCGGGCGGCACCAATGTGCTGTATGCCCCCAAGCAGAATGCAGACGGCACCGAAACGGAGGTGAAGAGCCGCAAGGAGCTGGACAAGACCTGCACCCTGACCCCGAAGCTGTTCTTTCAGGCAGCGGCGCAGCTGGGCGCAATGAACGCCGACCCCATCGGTGACAGCTACGTTGCCATCATCCACCCCTATGCGGCCTATGACCTCAAGACCTGCAAGGAGTTCATGGAGGTGCACAAGTACGCCGACCCCGACACCATGTTCCGCGGCGAGATCGGCAAGCTGGGCAACATCCGCTTTATCGAGACCAGCGAGGCCAAAATCTGGAAGGACGACACCTGCCCGGCGGGTCTTGCGGTGTTCGGCACGCTGGTGCTGGGTGCCCACGCCTACGGCGTGACCGAGCTGGAGGGCGGCGGCCTTGAGCACATCGTCAAGCAGCTGGGCTACGGCGACGACCCGCTGAACCAGCGCGCCTCTGTGGGCTGGAAGGGGATGCGCGCCGCCGAGCGTCTGGTGGAGCAGTACATGGTGCGCATCGAGAGCGTGTCCAGCTACTCTGCCACCGCTGCCGCCAACTAAGGAGGTGCCCATGGCTGAAAAGAATGTGCGCATCCGGCTGTTCAAGGACAACAGCCGCTACAAGGGCGATCTGTTCGTCAGTGTCAACGGCGTGAACTACAAGATTCGCCGTGGCGTGGAAGTGGAGGTGCCGCCCGCTGTGGCCGAGGTACTGGAGCACAGCCAGCGTCAGGACGAGCTGACCGCTGCCCGCATTGCCGCTGCGGAGAACGCGGCACAGTGAAATAAGCGCTGCCCGGCTGGGAGAAATGCCCCCGGCCGGGTTTTTTATAAAAGGATGTGATGAGATGACCATAGGAGAGGCTTTGGAGCGTGCCGAGCAGCTGCGCCCCAACTGCCGCATTGAAACCGAGACCCGGCTGCAATGGCTGCGGGAGGCGGACGCATTGCTGCGCACAAAGCTGTTTGACCGCGCCGCCGCCGGGGCGTTTGACGCCGTGGGCGCAGACCGTCCGTGGGAGCAGCCGGTGCAGGATGACCAGACGCTGCTGGCACCGCCGCCCTTTGATGCCCTGTACCCGCACCTGCTGTGTGCGCAGATGGATGCCGCCTTGGGCGAGACCGACCGCTACGCCGGGGAGCAGGCGCAGTACAACGCCCTGTATGCAGAGCTGGCGGTCTGGCTGCGGCAGAACTACCCGCCCCGCAGCCGGGCGCAGTGGCGCTGGTAAGGAGGTGAGGCGATGGTACTGGCAGACAGAATACGGCTTGCCAACACCCGGCAGCTGCTGCGGGCCTTTGGCGGCCTGAACGAGACCTACGGCTGCTCGGAAGCAGAGTACAGCGCCGGAGTGAACTTTTCTACCCGGGACTTCCCCGCACTGAGCACCCGCACCCCGCGCCGCAGACTGCGGGCACTGACCGGGCTGAACGGGATGTATCACCTGAATGGTCTGCTGACCGTCTGCGGACGGGATGTCGTTTATACCCCGGACGATGCCGCCGCCCCGGCGGTGACAAAGCCGGACGCCGTGACCGACGGCCGCAAGGCGCTGGTGGGCATCGGTACAAAGATTCTGATCTTTCCGGACAAGCTGGCCTTTGATACGGCAGACGGCAGCGTGACCGCACTGGGAGCACTGTGGACGGCGGCGGGCAAAAGCGTGACCTTTGCCCCCTGTGATGCCGCAGGCAAGACCTATCAGGTGGAGGCCTTTGGCCGGGAGGAGCCCGCCGAACCGGCAGACGGACAGCTGTTTTTAAAGGTAGAGGATGCCGACCATCCGTGGCGGTACGACAGCACGCTGGAGATGTACAGCAAAAACTCCGGCAGCTGGACAGCCATCCCGCTGGAATACTGCCGTATCACGGCGGCAGGGCTGGGCAAGCTGTTCCGGCAGTGGGACACCGTGACCGTGCAGGGCGCAGCCGCCGAAGCGGCAGGGCAGAGCCCGGAGCTGAATGGAGACCAAATCGTGTATGACGTGGGCGAGGACTGGCTGCGGGTGCGCTGCACCCCACAGGGCGAGTATTTCTACGGCACACTGGTGCAGAACGCCGCCGCCGCCCAGTGGCAGAGCATGGACGGCAAACAGCACCGCAGCGTGGAAGCCGCCCAGACGGTATCCATGGAGCGCCGGGTGCCGGAACTGGATTTTGTGACCGAGTGCGACAACCGGGTGTGGGGCTGCAACAGCAAAGAAAACGTTATCTACGGCTGCAAGCTGGGCGACCCCACCAACTGGTTCAGTTACCGGGGCATCGCCGCAGACAGCTACGCCGTCACCGTGGGCAGCGATGGTGCCTTTACCGGGGCAGCTTCCTGCATGGGCTATGCATTGTTTTTTAAGGAGAACACCCTGCACAAGCTGTACGGCTCCAAGCCTTCGGATTTTCAGCTTTCCAGCCTGCGCTGCCGGGGCGTAGCCAAAAACGCCGCCCGCAGCCTGTGCGTGTTGAACGAGACGCTGTATTATCTCTCGCCGGACGGCGTCATGGCGTGGGACGGCAGTCTGCCCACCAAGGTGTCCGGTGCGCTGGACGCCGCAAAGCTTTCCAACGTGCAAAGCGCTGTGGGTGGTGCGCTGGATGGCCGGTATTACCTGCACATCTCCCGGGAGGATGCCCGGCTGCTGGTCTATGATACCGAGAAGGGGCTGTGGAGCGAAGAGGACGTCTGCTCCTGCGATATGACCAGCACCGGTGGGCAGCTTTATCTGTGGGACGGACAGGTGCTGTGGGCGGCAGACCCCACCCGCGAGCCGGACTGGCAGAGCACCGACGGTGTGGAAACGGACATTCCCTTTGAACTGGTCACAGGCGATGTGGGACTGGACGGCACCGAGCAGCGGTACCTCTCCCGGCTGACTTTGCGGCTGGACGCTGAGTGCACCAGCACAGTAGAAGTGGCGGTGAGCTATGACGGCGGCGCGTGGGAGACAGTGGCCTCCCTTGCCGCCCAAGGCAGCCGCCGCAGCTATGACCTGCCCTTTGTACCCCGGCGGTGCGGGTCGCTGCGGCTGCGGCTGCGCGGCAAGGGGCAGATCACCCTGCGCGGACTTGTGCGCACCATCGCCCCGGCAAAGGGAAAAATATGGGAGGAGGATGCCTCATGGCAAGCATGAACGGCCTGAGCAAGCTGGGCCTGCCCAAGTTCAGCGATAACATGGACCCGGAGGATGCCCGGGCACTGCGCAGCTATCTGTACCAGATGCAGGAGCAGCTGCAGTATGTACTGACCAATCTGGATACGGAAAATATGTCTGACACCCTGCGCAGCAAGCTGCAGGGATTATAAGAACGAAAGGAGAATTATATGGCATCCAAAAAGAAGGAGGAACTGCTGCAGCCGGAGGTGCAAACGCAGGCACAGCCCGCTGCGCAGTCCACTTACAGCGCCGAGGGGCTGAACAGCCGCGCCGATGTGGAAAAGGCCATGGCAAACGTCAGCTACCGCCCCGGTCAGCAGGTGACCGATGCGGCCGACGCCCTGAAGCAGTGGCAGCAGAACCGCCCCGCAGACTACCAGAGCAGCTATCAGGATAAGATCAGCAGCCTGCTGGGACAGCTGCTGGAACGGGAGAATTTTCAGTACAGCTACACCCGTGACCCGCTTTACCGCCAGTACGAGCAGCTGTATACCCAGAACGCCCACAATGCCAGCGCGGACGCGGCGGCACAGGCTGCTGCTCTGACCGGCGGTTATGGCTCTAGCTATGCCACCAGTGCGGCGCAGCAGGCCTATCAGCAGCAGATCGGCGGGCTGGCCAGCGCCATCCCCACCCTGTACAATCTGGCGCTGGATACCTACCAGAGCGGCGGCGAAGAACTGGTGAACCGGCTGGACCAGCTGAACGGACAGGAGCAGAACGCCCAGACCCTGTACGACCGTCAGCTGCAGGACTACTACACCCAATTGCAGCAGAAAGGCGAGGCGTACAACGACGTCTATGCCAAGGACTACGGCCAGTATCAGGAGCACCTGAACCGGCTGGACACCCTGCACGGCTACTACACCGCGCAGGAGCAGGCGGAAATCAGCCAGCGCCAGCAGACTTTCAATAACATCATGACGGTGTTGGGCGTCATCGGGGACGTGGTGCAGCTGGCCATTACCGGCACCACCGGTCTGGGCACGTTGGCGGGCAGCCTGCTGAACACCGGGTACAACATCTACTCCGGCAACCGCGCCTACGAGGCCGAGCGCGCCGATACCCAGTGGAGCCAGCAGATGCAGGAAAAGCAGCGGCAGGACGCACTGACCCAGCAGCAGTACGACAACACCGCCAGCGAGCGCGCCTATCAGGATGCGCTGAAGCAGCAGGCCTTTAACAACAACGTGACCAGTCAGAAGCTGAACATTGCCAAGGGCGAGTGGGCACTGAAGCAGGCTAACGCCCAGCAGAAGGCCGCACAGGCCGCCAGCAAGGCAGTGGCTGCGGGCACAAAGTCCGGCAGCTCCAGCAGCGGAAAGGCCACCGGCAGCAGCGGC